AATGCGTTGTTGTTGAAACATTTCAACATTGTTTTCAGCTTCAGTTAATTTATACTTATACATATTATCCTTTTCCATAACTTGCTTATAAGTTATAGCTTTTGATGGTCTGTTAGGTACAGATGGTGCTAATTTATATCCAAATTTCTTTAAAATATATTTAGTTGCACCATTTTGTTTTTTTCCTTTTTTACTAAATGCTTTTGGTGTTGCATATTGAGCACCAGTTCCAGGAGTAAATGTAGCACCACCTGAATTAGTCATTGATGCTTCATTAGCAACTTTTTTATAAGAATCAGGATAATTTTTTCTAATATGAGTACGATAACGATTAAATTCTGCTTTTATTTTAGCAGCTATATCGTCTACTACTTTATCATCAGTTTTTTGATCTAATTGTGCAATAGCCTGCCTTAATTCATCAAATTCTTTAAATACAGAATCAAATGCTGGGACGTAATTAACATCCCAACTAATAGCGCCAGTTGTAGGATCAATACCTTTAACAGTGGTTTTTATACCTTTATCTGTTTTAGTATCCCCTACCTTAAACGGTTCTTCTTTTAATTTGTATTTATAGTTTGTCATTTGCTACCTTAATCTCTTTAATTAGTTCATAATATTGTAACAAATCAACTAAATTGTCATTTGAAACTTTATCATTTTTATCTAATTCAGTAAGAAGTTTTGAGATTTCTTGTACTTTTACTTGGGTAGCTTTATCTTTAATACTTTTTGATTCTTCGTTTAAAGAAGATTTTAATTCTCCAATTTTAGTATTATAAAATTCTCTTAAACTAGGAGTTGAATCTACGGCATTAATAAATTCTTTAAGAACTTTCTTTTGTTCATTAGATAAATCTTGATACTTATTATTAAATTTTTCAAGAAGTACCTGATATGTTAATATTCTTAAATCTTTATCATATGTTTGAAATTCTTTAAGTACATCTTCTTTTACTTCTTTGGTTTCAATACTTTGTTTAGTTAAATATTCTAAAAGATTCACTTTATTATTTACTAATTGGTCAGTATCAGTAACTTCACTAGCATTATACCCTTCGATTAAAGTATATAAAGAAGCTAATTCTTTATAATTTTTGATTTTAGTTCCAAAAAATTCATCTAAATTATATTTAGTTTTTATTTCAGAAATAAGATTATATTTTTGTTTTCTTAATGAGGTACGATTTAATTTTTGAGAAGATTCTAAAATAGTGCTAATAACAACATTAGCTCTACCTTCATTTAATACTTTAGATTTAATAACCGATTCATATAACTTATACTCACGACCTAATTCGCTTTTAACGAAATACTTTTTAATTAAATCAATGGCCGGGGAATCAGTACCTTTTAAGGTGTCTGCTGTAGCTTGTCTAACTAACAACTCAAACAGGATACCTGTATTTTTGTACTTTGAGTGTTTAATTTTCATCAAAAAATATATTTATTTATAAATATGTGGAGGATACTACTCCTTTAATTGTTTTTCATCCAATAAAGCTTCGCCTTTTTGGTCTTCTTCGAATACCAAACGCTTTTTTGGTATTTTCTTAAACATATCTTTATTTTGCAAATAAACACTTTGAGCTGATTCTAATGTAATAGCATTACGATTTGTATCTGTTTTACTATTATTAGCATCATTTTTATCAGTGTCTTTCATACGTTTAACACCTAATCTATCTTTACCAAAATTACTACCTTGTGTTCCAGTTTTAGTAATTGAATCCTTAGGTCTGCCTACAGGATCAGTTTCATCATAACCCGCAGGTACATTACTTGGGTCCGTATACATTCTCCCTTTACCATATAAAGAAGCTAAATCATGCGGTGTACCATATGATTTACCTGTTTCAATTGGGTCATTACCTTCTTCTTGAATTTGGTTTAATCTAAATGAACGTTTAGCATCCTGCCTAATTAAATCCCTATATTCATCATATTGGTCCTCACTTAAATTGTAAATATTATCATATATCCAATCAGTAGGAATAATTTTTTGTTCTAATAAAGTACTAGATAATTCCGCTTTTGATTTAAGTAATTCTACTTTTTCTTGTTCAAATATAATAGATGGAGTAGTTAATGTAATTTCAAAATTAGTTAAGCTTTCATCTGTATACCCTTGGGTATATAAATGTACTAAAGCAATTTTATTTAATTCCGATAACATAATACGTTGAATACGTTCAACTGTACGAGCGAATCTAATATCTTCAGCAGCAAGTGTAGCTTTACCTTCAATATCTTCTTCATATCCCATAAATGCTTTTGGTACTTTAAGAGCAGCAAATAATTTTTCTCTTAAATATTCTACATCTCTAATACCATCATAATCTAATCCTTTAGTAGTATCAATACGAGTTGATGTATCATTACCACGTACTGGAATATAGAAATCTTCCATCATGTTTTGCATGTTATACTTTAGATTATATTCACCTGTTTTTTGGTCAATATAAGGAGTACGTTTCATGTTTGTGATGGTTTTCTGCATAAATGCATCTACCTCGTTTGGTGGAATAGATCCAACATTAATATAATGTATACGTTTTTCAGGTGCGCGAGCAATTCTATGAATTAACATCGCATCTTCCATTAATGTATATTGTTTAAATAATTTACGAGCAGGCTCTAAATATGCTCTACCATAAGGTAAATAATTAGTATCAGCTAATAATCTAAAGTGAGCCATTTCATAGTTATCAAAATGTATACCACCATTTTGTTTTTGTTGGTTTGGCATAGTATACATTCCTGAACTTGGGTTAGCTAAACCATCAGGTGAATATAAAAATCTTACATCAGCTGGATTTTCAGGATTATATCCTTCTTCTCTTGATATATGATATGCTGTATAAGGTATAACATTATAAACTCCAAATTTTTCTGCAATCTCTAATTTTAGGAAGAAATCACCATACTTACACATTTGTCTAGTCCATGACCATAAATTAAATTCTATATTTAATATGTCATAAAATAAATTATATAATATTTTTTGTATGTCTTCATTTGCACTTCTAATTTGAAGTACTTCACCCATGTCATTTTTTAAAGTAGATTCATCCGCTATAATATCTAAGGCCGAAGCGATAATAGCATCTTGATCCATTGTATCATATTCTGAATATAATTGGGGTCTAAGATATTGGAAGTTCATATTGAACTGTTGACCGTATAATGAAGTTGGATTAGTAGAATATATTCTATTGTATCTATCTACTAATGAATTAGTTTCTAATTCGCCTGTAGCTTGAATTTTGCTACTATCTGTTACTTTTAATTGATCACCTCCTACATTTCGTACTATTACGTCAGTAGAAAATAATCTTTGCAGTCTTGAAAATATGCCTTTATCAGCCATTGTATATAATTATTATTATAAATATTACTTTATTAACCAGCTAATATCTTCTTTACCGTGAGTTGTGTCTACATGGTAAGGATTATCAGCTCCTCGGGAAAAATACGCTCCTGAATATGCTGTTCTATTAACTGTCATATTACTTAATGTTTGTTTCGTTAAATCTATACCCCTTTGTCTGTATTTCAAAGCTGTATCTCGAATATACATGGCTATCCCAAAAGACATTACCAAGTCATCGTTATATCCTGTTTGTGCTTCTGCTCTTCCATTACGCCAAATAAAAGTTTTCATTTCTTCTACTAAACGTTTTGATTGTATTGTAACACCTTTATCACCTATATATTCTTGAAATTTACCTATTACCATAGGTCTAGTTCTAGATGACATAGTAAAACCTGCTACCATTTTTGAATGGTCTTGATATTTGTCAAAGTAAGATTCAGCATTACCCTCTGATTTTTGAGAATAATATAAATTGGGATATGCTCTATCAATAGCTACTTGAATTGTAGCCCATCCAATATTGGCATTCTCAATTACTAACATTGCTTCATTATATTCAGTGGCTACACCTACTAATAAATGTCCGAATTCTTTTGTACCAATTTGTCCTTTATATTCTGCTACCTGAACATTATTTTCAATATCAATTATATGAAGTGCAGAATAATCTTTTCCATCACCTCTAGCAACATCCGCTACTACCATATAATCTCTTGAATAATCAGGTGATTCCCAAACCCATAAATTTTTATCTGCCCCACGTCTTTCTAGTGGGTCTTTAGTAAATGTTTTTTCGTAATATTCAATATATTCAGGATAAAATACAATATCACCAGAGGTACTAAAATCACAGTCACATTCTTGAGCTGCCATTCTAGGATCACCTAATAATTCATCTTGTTTATCTCGCCAAGCTTGATCACGTTCTGGGTGTACATCCCAAGGTAATCTAATAGGTAAAAAGTCATTTTCATTATTTTCTGCTCTTATCCACGTTTGATGAAACCAATTCCCAGTACCATAGGGTGTAGATAATGCTATGCACCCACCACCAGTAGCAAGTGTTTGTTGTGCCGAAGCCCATATTTCACCAATGTTATCAATAAAAGCAGCCTCATCAATTAATAACAAAGATACTGCTTCTGATCTACCAGCATCTGAACTTGCTGAAGTGGCTTTAATTTGTGAACCATTTACTAATCTAAGATTTAATTTATTATTTTCAGCTGCATCTACTTTAAGCCATGAAGGTAAATTTTCATACATAAATTTTACCTTTGTAACCATATTTTTAGCAGTTTCCTGCTTTGTAGCAATACATAATATATTTTTGTCTTGTTGGAATAACATTAACCAAAGTGAATAACCTGCAGATAATGTAGATATACCTAATTGTCTTGATTTTAAGATAATCGAATATGGATTATCCCTCATTAATGTTAATACTTTATCTTGGAATGGATATAAATTAAATTGTATACGACCACGTTGAGGATGCTGTATATAGCAGTACTTACGCATAAAATGTACGGGATCTTTAGCACATTTTAGGTATTCTTGTCGTATTACTTTTTTTAAATCGGACATTTAGTTTATTAGTATAGCAGCACCTATTGCTACAGCAATACCAGCACCCCCCATTAGTTTAGTTCGGAGTTTTTGTTTTTTAAGGTCTTGTTGTAACCTTTTATTTAAATCTTCTTGGGTAGAAAATTGTTGATCTTTTTTATCAATAATTTTTTGATAATTTTCTACTTGGGTTTTCAGGTTTGCTACTAACGTTCCTTGATTTAAAAGCTTATTATTAGTTTCAGTTAGTATAATTTGCATAGTTTGCATCTCTTTTGACAAACCATCAAATTGTATTAAATCTTTTATTACTAACTTAGCTACGGGCTTAGTTAATTGAATCTGATTCTCGGTAACGTTTTGCGAAAAACTGTTCCAGCTCATCATCACCGAAAAGATCAACAGCATCAAGCTGTTCCTTTGTTTTTTTCTTGATAACATATATTCTGGTGTTTAATTTTTTAATTTTCTTATCCGACTCTTCTAGTTTAATTACTAATGAATCAGCCTCTAATTCTAAAGTAGCATTTCTTTGATGAAGAGAATCTACTTTATGTTCTAATGCTTCTATTTTAGCATTATATTCTTGTGTATAGTCTTCATCTTCTACAAAAAATACCATATATAGTAGTGAAGTAATTACTAATATTAATATTATATTGAGTATACTAGACTTTGACATTTCTTATTTTGTCATATGCTTTTTTAGCCGCTTGGTATTCAGGGGTTAATTTTTTAAGCATGTTTTTAGCTGTTTTCTTATTTTTAGGTGATTCAGATGTTTTAAACAATTCAAGATGGGTTTTCATCTGAGCTTCAATACGTTGAAAATCTTTAATTATTTTATCATGTTTAGAAGCTTTCTTTTGGGTTTCTTGATCACCCGCGGGTGCATCTACATCCTCATCCTCTTCCATTTTCATTTTAGACATTAAATCATTGGTTTTTTCCAATTCATCATTATATGCCTTTTGGTTTTCAATATCTTCAGAAGATACTTCTGATAGAACGTCAACTATTTGTTCTTTAATATAATCTTTTAATTCAGATTTTTTCATTATAGTAGAGTTTTATTATAAATATGACTAGCTTCCTATAAACTTCAATATTTGCTCTATACGTTCCTCCGTACTACCTTTAATTATTTCAATATTATTTATTCTATGCCCATATCTTTTAATTAAAGTAGTAATAGAAAAATCAATTAAATCTCTATAATATTCATCAGTTTCTCTAACACCATTATCTTCAATACCAATACCTTCAGGAGAAATATAAAATATATAATCATATTCTCTTAAAAACTCTACAGCATATTGTTCAAATATTTCTTTATCTTTGTAATCAATTGATTTAGCAGAATTAGTAAATGCTATAACATCTAAAATAGTTCTATCAGTTATAATATTATCCCTCATTAATTCAGCACATCGCTCAGCTAAAAATACTGTTTGACCTTTTAATGTTGAATCAGTATTTAATGGAATACCTAAATTCATTAAATATTCACTACGCTCAGTAGCAAAATTATAATCTTTAAATTGGTCTAATTTTTTTAAAGCATTTACTAATGTAGTTTTACCCACACTCATTGTACCACATAATCCTATTTTCATACTTTAAATATAATTAATTTTTCTTTAATAACCAACTAGATGATTGTATTTTATCACCCAAACCATCTATTAATTCAATATCAAACTGCCTACAAATACCTGCTTCTGGGATAGTATCATTATTTTGATCTCCACCATTAGCAAATGCGAGTTTCATAGAACCATAAAATTTATCTACCATAACTTTAAGAGTAGAGTTTTGAGTTGAATCCTCATCTATTGATACCCAAGCCATATCTACTATACTTAACTCTCTAATAATTTCTATTCTTTCGTCTTCATCCATAAAGAACTTAGAGCCTTTCATTTCTCGTTGCTTATCATTATTTACTATTACTATAAGTAAATCTCCTACCTCTTTAGCTTTTCTAAATAATTCTAAATGACCTTTATGCAACGGGTTAAAGTAACCACTTACTATAACTGCTTTCTTCATTTAATTTCTATAGTCTGTTAATTGTGATTTCATAGATTGATTTTTATAATATGGAACACCTTCTCTTTGTCTGCGTGTCTCACTCCATTCATCTTTGCTCATTTTAACACCATATAAATAATACTCAGCTTTACGAGTATTACCTTCAGGTATTAATGCTGGACCTTCCCAATTATGTAATTTGTTATCCCATGAATAAGCTATAGTACCATCTGGTTTAGATAGTTTTTTAGATTTTGGAAATGGGTTTGGTTTTTTTTCTGACATGTTTCTCTGTTTTATTGGTAAATATACGAAGGGATTATTTGGTATCCAAAAGAGCTTCGCTAACATATATTCCTTGTGCACCACTTACCGTTATTCCCCTAGCGGATAAAGCGTCTCCTACAAAATGGACATTGGGAAACTTGGTCAGGGCTAAATTGGAATAATCGACAAGTGGCTCAGGTGATAAGTACTTAACTTCAGGTATATAAATACCCCAGTCGTTTTGTAATGTTGGGAATACCTTTTTCATATCAGATATAAAATCATCTATATACTGGAAGTATCCATCAAATTGTTCTCTTACTGTATTTAATTCTTCACTATTAATTTGTATAGCAGATACATCTACACCTTCAGATGTGGTTGATGGTTTACGAGATGGGCTATAAT